CCTTCTAAATTTGTTCCGGGCTATGCACCCGGTTGTGACTGCAGACCGCTCACCGGCGCGCCACCGTTCTGACCGGCCGGATTAGGGATGGCTGCGTTGTTGGCGATCGGACCGGCAGCCTGGGTAGTAGCCGCTGCCTTCTCCGCTTCCTGGATTGAGTTATCGAGGTACTTGACGACCTGGGCAAGATTACGCGTAACCCCAGGCATGGTGAACGCAGCGCGCGTGTACTGCTGAACCGCCATCGATTTCATGGCATTCAGTGATTTGACCATCGCGTCAGGATCGGCGCCCTGAAGCTCAGCAAACTGTTGCGAGAGCTGAAGGCCGGCAGGAGTTGTGGGGGGAGAGTTGGGACCAGGAGGGCCGCCCGGTCCACCAGCGCCCGGACCCGCCTGCCCAACCATTCCAGGCGGAGGAGGCAAAGGACCGCCGGGACCAGAAGGGGGTCCACCGGCTGCACCGCCGCCGGCAAGCTTGCCGATCAGTTGCCGGGCCATCATCTGCGCTAAGGCTGGGTTCGCGGTCGCCATTGAACTTGGTGTCCTCGTTCCTTACTGTCTTACTTGCCGGACCAGAACGGTTTGTCGCCGCCTTCGGGGATCAGGCCAAGCGGATCTTTGGGCATGGCCACCGGGTTGTTGTTCACGTCGGGGCCGGGCTCATTGCCCACTCGGCCGACAGTAAGAGGGGATTTCAAAATTGTTTCGTTGTACGTCTGGCCCATGCTTTCCTTGATCTTTGCCATTGATGCCGCTCCTTTGGTGCCGAATTTGTTGTGCCGGTGAAACTGCCTGGCTACTTCCGCTTCCTGCCTACACGTCGGTCCACCCTGTGGGTCATATTCGCGATTTTGCTGGTCATTCTCATTGCCATCGTCGATTCTCCCTGATCCGAATTGGGACTCCGGCCGGAGCGGAGGAAACCTACTCCGGCCTTCGTCCTGTCTTGCGCATCGAACGCTTTCGGCGGGGAGGGCGAGGTCTAGTCCCCCACCAGTTCCCACCCAATGGACCGCCGAGTTACTTGCGAGCGGCGGTGCGCCGACGCCGGGTGGATCGTCTTCCTCCACGAGTTGCCATCTGCGTACCTCCTTCGCTTCCTTGGCTCAAACCGGGCAGAATGGTAATCCTGCCTGATCGAACCGGCTAAGGAGACGGGCGCGAAGGCCAGCAGCATCGTCTCCGGAGTGAGTCAGGACCGGCTTGAGCCTCGCTTGCGCGAGTTCTTGCCGATCCGGGCACGCATGTCGCGCAGAAACTTCCGGGGCTGGCCAAAGTCCTTGACGACGCGGGGATCGGATTTCGAGGGGGTTCCGGCCATCTGGGTTTGGCTCCTTTCGGGAGTGAGTGCTGCGACCAGGATCAGGGAAGCAGATCAGCGACGGGGGATGCTATCCCCCGGTCTGATTACTTCCGTTTCTTTTCCTTGCGATGACGACGAGCCATGAGGTTCTCCTTTTGCACAAGAACGAGCCGAAGCTGGTCAAGGTGCGATTGGAGATAGGGTACGGCAAAAAGGAGGGAAGCGCGACAATGCGCCATAACACTAATTGTTGAGAGGGAACAACTTTAGAGAATATTCTGTATAAAAACCCGTCCCGAGTGCAGCCGGCCACCACGGAACTGACAGACCGGAATCCCAAATTCAGCTAGAGTTCCATGCTTGAGCCACCAGTAGACGGTCTGCGGATCGCGGCCCATCAGTCTGGCAAATTCCTGTGCGGTTAACCAATGAGCGCGCCAATTGTGAACAGGAACGCCGCGCGCGGAGGAAGCGTGATCGTTGGCTTCTGTGATCGGCGTGGATACATCCTCGGCTGCCGTTTCCTTGCTCACCTTGCTCCTCATTTCTTTCCCTGCCTGACCTTCGCCAGCGCAGCCAAGGCCTGCTGCTGTTGCTGTTCTGTTGCAATCCCTTCAGGATCGGGGTAGCCCAAAGTTCGCAACCCACGCTCCGGCCCAACTACCCCGGCCTTCATCAAATCCGGCGTAATTTTGCGAACGATCGCCTCGCTGAGTGGTCGGACAGAAGCCTCGTCAAGGGCCACATCATAGGTTGACGGATCAACCATGCCGTTCCACGCAGCCAGGGTGATTCCCTCCGGACCCCTGTACGGCAAAGTCGTCTTTTGCTGATATTTGCACATCGTGTCGAAGAAAAACTCGCCACACATCTGAGCCGTCTCGCTCAGGAACCTTCCCGCCAATTGCAACAGACCGGAAGATTGCAGCACAGCCGAATCGAACAGATCGGTCGAGATATTGCCGGCTCCGGGCTCTCCTTGCCGCGATGCCGAGAATCCAAGAACGTCATTTTGCAGCGAGAGCAGTTTCTCGGCGCCCTGCAAGGCTCCGTTCCCGATAGCATTAGGGGTAATAGGAACAGGCGGCTTCGTTCCCGGCTTGATCGTCACCACTTCGCCCGGCAGCCCGCCAAACCCATCGATGTCGATCCCCGTGTTTTCGTCGATCACCCAAAGAGCGTTGTTCATGCGCAGACCATTTTCAAAGATCTGCGAATAGAACCGCTGCGCCAGCCGCTGCATGTTCTCGGTCATACGCGTGACGGGGATCCCCCATGGGCCGAAGAGAGGCGGCAAAATATGGTTCGGGAAGAGGGGGAAGCGGGGCGCCATGATGTCGCGCCGCGGCGAGTAAGGGTTATCGCCATCTTGCAAGATGACGCCCTCGCACTCGACAAGCCAGCGGCCGTTGGGGTACTTCAATTTAACTTCCGGATCGATCAATGAAGTCGTCGGCACATCCGGCTTGGGAACTTCCTCGCGCGTATAGTCACGACAGAAGCAATGGCGGACCAACACACGCCACTCTGAGTTCTGGGTGCGGGCATTCTGCCCCGGAGTACCGGGCATCGTGCTCATGGGCCCCGGCGGCTGCGAGATCCCATAACCTGAATCACCGGAGAATGGCTGGAACCCGCCGCTGGTATGCCGTGGCGATATGGCGCGCGAAGTCTCCGGCCACTTCAACCGCACATCTTCGAGATTCATCCATGTTCCCCAGCCGGCGTAGCTAGGATTCCAGGTATAATCAGCGCCGGGATCGAAAAAGACGAGTCGCGGATCGACAGAGCGAGCCCACATGCCGCCACGGGCTCGGCTCAGATCCGGATCGAATCCCGCAACGATCCAACCAGCGCCGCAGTACCGCGCGGTGAGCCCTGCCATCAACAAATGCAGGTTCATCTTACTGATCTGCCACTGAGCTTGGAGGGCGACTTCACGGGCGAGGTCACGTGAGGTCGAGGACGGAAGAGAGGAGTCAGCTTGTTGTGCACCCGAGTAAGAGGGATCAGAGGAGCCAGCGGACGGAAAAACGTACATTCGTGGCGAGAGATTTGAGACTTGGTTTGCTTCCTCCAGCATGATCCGCTGGAGCATCGGGATCGACAGCGATGGCCGATACACGGGGCCAGGCGTCATTGCATCGGCCAAATTATAAAGATCCTCAGCGGCCTTAAAAAAATTCTCACCCAAAGCCTTGTTGCGCGCGGAGTCTGACGCAGATACCCAATCCTGAATATGGCGAGCACGCGGATCAATGCTCTCCTGCTTCTGGGACTTTCGAGCAGCGCCAATGAAGGTTATGTTCGCCATCTTAAACCCCTATCCGACTACATACTGGCACCACTTGTTCAAAGCGTGTATGCTTGAGGGTGTCAGTGTTGAAGCACTGGCAAAGCCTAGCCGCTGATAAGGAGCGACCATGACACCCCCAAAACCAAGTGTACTCCGCCACTGCAAATACTGCGACAAAGAATTCTACGCCTCAACTTATGAAATCAGCCGCAACAAAGGCTTGTTTTGCTCTTATTCATGCAGCGCCTCAACACATAGAAAAACCAACAGCCGCACATATGTGAGCTGGGCGATATGTACGCGGTACTCGTGGAGACAACCTCGTAAACTCACTCTAGCGCCTTTTACGATTGCGCTTCGATTGAGACTTCTTCACTGCGGCATTCGCGCCTCGAATCGCGCGGCCCTCGTCCCCGGTGCGCGCAAGAATCGAGTTGGAAACGTCGCGCCACTGACTCTTGCGTTTCGGCGACTTGACGCTTTTATTGTGTCTGGAAGCGTCCCGTGAAGTCCATGGCATCGCAGTCAGCCCCGTTTCCGGGAAGTTCTCTTCCCAGCCAATCTGACGGCCTTTTCGAGGAATCTTTTCGAATGGTTTCTCGCCTCAAAAGCAGGGGACTCGTCTTTCTCGGGAACTCCGCAACCTGAACCCTTCTTCACCTGCGGCCTCCTGCACGAGGACGACGGCGCCGGGCGCTGGAACGATGACGTGAGGTAGCGTGCTCGCCGATCGCGCCTTCAACAGAAGCGCCTTCACCGCGAGGAGATTTCTTCCTTGAAATCTTGCCGCCGCCCAGGGCCATCTTCGCATGACCGAGCGCTTCATCGGTAGTCATGGCCAGGCGGCGAATGGTGCGGCCGGATTCGTCTTTCTTGGTCGAGCGCTGATGATGGCGCACGATGAACCCATTGTCAGCCGGCTCAATCGTGACCTCAGGAGAAGTGTCGTCCGGGGCGCCCATCATG